TGCAGCCCTGCCCCTTCACCATGAAGTGCAGCTTGGACATCAAACGGTCTTCTACGGACTCCGCGAAGGAGTCATAGAGAAACAGCTTGTCCGTCTCAAAGATGGCGTCAAAGGCAGCGTCAAACTCTTCCTCTGTGGTGCCGTCAGGGTTCTGTCGATAGCGACGGCGCATGTGCAAGCCCACGAGGTCCTCAACGGTTTCCTCTACGGACTCTTCAAGCATCGCCACGCCTACTTCGAGGCCGTGCTGCTGGAACCAGCTATAGACGTTCTGGCGCACGAAGGTGGACTTACCCATGCCCGACCCGGAAGTCACCATAAGCAGCTCACCGGCCCGTGCATCCTTGGTCATACGGCGCAGTTCAGCAGGACCCGCCAAGGGAATCCTCGGGATGTCTTGCTTGTTCTTAATGCGGGACTTCAGGGACTTCGCGGAGACCACGCCATCGGGAACGAAAGGCGCGGCGTTCCACATTGCATCCATGACGGCTTTCGCTTGGCCGTTCATAACGCATTCGTTCGGGTCTTTCATGGGCAGTACAGCGATCTTCACCTTGCCCGCTGGCAGAACCTCAGCAGCATCCATTGCCGCTGCACGGCCAACGTCATCCATGTCAAACATGAGGATGATTTCGTCGAACGTATCGAGATACTCGTAGTTCTTAGCGCAGGCTTTACGGGCACTCGGGGCACCTGTAGGCAGTGACACAACGGGATACTTCCCGCCTTGCAACTGGGCCACGGTCAGACAGTCAATCTCACCTTCCGTGATGATGATCTTTTTGCCGCCTGACCACAGGTGCTTACCGAAGAGGCAGTCCGCCCCGTGCTTGCCTGTAGATGAGAAGTTCTTGTCAGCGTCTCGAATCTTCTGGCCTACCAAGTTCCCGTGTTCGTCACGGTAATCAGCGACCTGAATGCCCTTTCCGCCATGGGTCTTGCCCACCCAGTATCCGTATTGTTTGCAGATAGCCTGTTGTAGACCCCGCTTAGGCAAGTCCTGAAAGCGGCCTTGGTGGTCCAACATCGACAGCGTGCTGACGGCACGCTTAGTGTTCGGTCGGGCGCTGTGGCCCTCAGAGCCATCCCCATGTGTGTGGTGATTGCAGACAAAACAAAAGGTGTGGCCGTCCGAGTAAGTCGCCATGCCATCGCTGGATGAACACTCATCGACGTTCGTACAGGGACCTTTAAACAGCAATTCACTTTCTGGTAAATCCTCAGTACGGTCCATCAAGACCGCCTACAGGAACCTCCACGGCTTCCCCAGTGGCTCGTCGCCAGCTAAGGTCCAGCCACTTGGCTTGCATCTTGTCGTGGCGAGCTGGTGTGAAGTCCTTACGGACAGCGGCCAGAGTGGACCAATGGATTTCCCCAACGAATCGCACATGTGCCCCGTCGATCCCGTGATGAATCCCCGAGATAACGAACTGGTTCAAGTTGAAGTCAAAAGCGTCAATGGCTTCGCTTACGTCAGTGCAGTCGTACAGGCACACGTCGATGTCCGTTCCGACCAACTTAAAGCCACCCACGAGGCGGTCACTTGCAGCGCCGTTGTAGATGTGAAAAGGGGTCGAAGCGATACCGGCCCCGGCAAGAATCTCGGAAGCTGTCTCCATTGAGATTCCGCAGATGATCACGTCGATATCTTTGGGTCGCACACCAAAGTAAATGTCGCGAGCTGCACCGCCTGCAATAATGCTGGGGACGCCTCCCATCTGGAATAGTTCACATAGGTCGAATGCACCTTGCATAGTTGCCCGATTAACAGACATAGCGAATCCTCCTAAGTTAAGAGGTGAGTTGCTGTTACAGCGAACCCGTAGGCCCGCCTTACAGAAGTGATTGGCTTACGCTGGGGTTCTCTTATATGCCCAGGCGGCAACATCAAAAGATGGGCACGCTTTGCCTGGGTCAAGGTCACGATGGCCCGTAAGAGTCACACCGGGATACAGAGGAACAATGGTCTCCCAGACCAGTAGGTCCAGGGCTTTCCATTGAGCGTCCGTGAAGTTGTCTTGAGGTTTCAAGTTATCGTCAACACCACCCACAAGGCAGACGCCTACGGATTCAGAGTTGTGTCCCTTAACGTGGGACCCAACGGCATCATGAGGACGGCCTACTTCGACTGTGCCATCGCGACGGATGATGTAGTGATAGCCAACATCGAGCCAGCCCTGTTGAACATGCCACTGCCGGATTTCACGCAGCCCAATATCCATAGAGGGTCTTGTAGCTGCACAGTGAATAACCAGCAGTCGCGTTACTGACCGCTGTTTGAATTGGACACGAGCCATTAGTTACGCTCCTTTCTCTTTCAGAATCCCGTCAGGAATCTGTCTATTCTTCTCCTTCATCCAAGCCAGAGGAACTAACTTGTCTGCGAATTGAATATTGTGTTTCTCACACCACGCCCCGTAAGTCGTAGGTGAGCCCTTGTAGAGCTTCGCCTTGCTCGATGAGAAGACCAGACGAATATCAAGCTGGGGATATTGCTCACGCAGCAGCAAGTGCTTTTTGCGGTCTTCAACTTCCCAAATCCCTTTACACTCAATGATGATTCCGTTCCCCAGGATGAAGTCCGGGAGATACTTAGCGACTCGTGCAGGGATCGTGTAGTTAATCCAATGCTGCTCAAAGGTGTAAGGGATACCGTGCTTGTCCATCAGTTCGCTATTCTTCTCTTCCAGACCCGACCGAAAGGAATTTGCAGTTCTTCGGGGTCCGGCGTAACGACCGAATGCGGCCACTGTTAGAAGTCGCCGTCGTTATCGCCATCCGGGATTACTTCCTCAGCGTGACCACGGGAGCTGGCTGCTTCGCCTTCTTCCCATTCACTGGAATCGTCAGCGGAGTAGCCACCCTCTTCCACGTCATCAGCCCAGTCGTTACCGCCATCGAACTCTTTCAAGTTCAGCAGCATTACGCTGTCAATTTGCAGTTTCACGGAAGCACCGGCCACAGCGGTCCAGCCATACGGGAACAGAGTAAACTTCACTTTCAATTCCGAACCGCCAGCGATAGCCGGAACGTTGTCGATACGCTTACCTTTGGAATCGACCACCTTCAGAGGGATCGCTTTGTTCTCCTGGGTGTTCTTGTCGATGTACGAGGCGTAACCCTTGATCTTGAAGGTCACAGTGCCGTCGCCGTTATCTACGAAGGGCATATCACCCTCATACGGCAGCAGGGGCTTTTTACCGCGTGGAACCACGGGCGGGTTCTTCTCGTGTTCAGCCAGGAGTTTCTTGTAGTTGGCTTCATGCGCCTGAACGATCTTATCAATCAGAGGCTGAGCCACACGGGAAGGAACAGTAAGGTCAACTTTCCAGAGACCACGGGGATTGCCGAAGCCCTTTTCGGGATTGCCATAGTCCGGTTTCTGAAGGGAGCAGTACGGTTCTGCGAAACCTTTAGGAGTGGTGAAGATTTCTTTACGTGGACCTGCCATAGTTATGGGTCTCCTTATTTGAATTGCCTAAATTTAGGGCGCAGGAATCCGCTCAAGACCTTTAAGAAGTCTCAAGTGAATAGTCCGTGTGCTTTAAGTGGGTGTTTAAAACTTACGAGAAGCTCGGTTGAATAACCTTGCGGGATTCGCTTTGCAGTTCTTCACGGCTAATTGCCATGGAGATTTCTTGGGCTGGCGACTTGCGCACCGACCGATATACCGAATAGACCACATGGATAAAATGTTCCTTCAAGAACGACTTTTTGAATCGCCACACGTCATGCTTGAAGTGGGCATTACTTCCAGGCCCTGCAAGCTCCAACAAAGTCAGCTCGACCAGCTCCTGTTGCTTTATGGTCATTAAGCGTTCGTAGAGAACACCGGCCAGACCCGACTGGCGGACATGACTGAAGTTGTTCAGGTGAAGGGAGCCGTCAGGCTTCGCGCGCCCATTGCCCTGTGAGAGATTCACAGAGTCACCCCAAAGCGATCCACATTAGGAGCTACCAGAGGGCGAATGCGAGTTACACGGGCTCCGTTACTGAATCGGGTCTCAGCAGACTCCCATGCGGCGTCCATACTGACCGCGTAGATAGTTACCTCGTCTACGTGATCTTCAATTTCCACTGTGGCCTTAAAGGCCTTCTGTGCGAGTTCCACTATTTGATTACTCCTTGTTCTTTGAATTGTTTGGATTGCTCAACAAGACGCTCACCGAAAAAGGAGACTTTCTCAGCGTCGTAAAGACCATCCGGTTTAGCGCCAACTTTGGCCTTACCGAGAGTTCGTTGCGCAGCTCGCCGCCAGATTGCTTTAAAGGCATTACCTTCGGCGTAGTTCATCCCCAGGGCTTCAATGATGTCGTTGCATTCAGCGCTGTAAGGACACTTGGCGGGAGTGGTCGGCCTTTTGATAAAGACCGTGTAATAACTAACTGAGCCGCCGCTATACTCAGTCATTTACGTATTCCTTTACTTTCTGCCAGATGTCCAACAGACGGTTCTTGATGCGAACCCAAAAAGCCTCTTTAGGCTTTGGTGTCTGTGCGTGGCGTTGGGTACGCTGATAGGTAAACAATGCAGCGTTATATGCACGATCATTTGCGGACTGAGCCAAACGATAGGCGAACGCAGGCGTGGAGCGAGACATAGAATGTCCTCCTTAGAAAGTTAATGAAGCGAGCTTTTACTCTTTGATAGTTGGCTCAGAGATACCACGGAAAGAATCAAAAGATGGGTGACGCAAAGAACCGTCAGGGTATCGCTCCATAAACGTGACTCGAACTGTGTGACCGAGATACGGATTAAATGCATCACCGGGACCACATCCATAGGCCTTAACAGTGGCTGTACGCACGGTATATGTGAACTCTTCCATAAGTGCCTTACTGATCTTGCAGGCATTCACTACATGGCCGGATTCAAGAAGAACCTCAAAGCCAATCACCTTGCCTTCATTAGCCAGCCCAGGAGTGCCCCAAACGAGGCCAACGACCTTGCCGTCCTCGTTGTCATCAGGGGTCATCTTCCACATGCCGGATTGCTTAGAGCGCTTATAGATCCCGTTCGGGTCTTTAAGCACCAGGCCTTCCAACTTACGTTCGCGGACTGACTCATAAAGGGTGTCTACCTCTTCCATGCTGAAGCAGTCCAAGGACTCAACGACCGACCACGCAATCTCAGGGAAGCGCTCTTGAAGCAACTTAACCTGATACTCAACGTGGTACTTCATGACACTGTGAGTCACGTCATAGTCCTGGCCCGACCGGACCACTGACATAGGCAGAATGCCGAACACGATCACCTTCAAGCGGCTCAGGTCGATAGCTTGGTGGCGGCGAAGAGTCCCGGCGATGTCTTTGCACGGCAGGTCATCAATGCGCAGCTCAGCGTCCAACATGAAGCCTTCAGGAAACAGGGCCTCGTCGGTCTCGAAGAACTCGGGCCAACGGGGGTCAAGTGCTAAGGGGAGTTGCTGATTGAACGCGGGAAACTCTTTCCCCTCTCGACTCAGCCAATGCACTCGATGTACAGACTCGGAAGGCTCAACACAGAGATTCAACCGGACCCCATCTTCTTTAACGTCAGCAATCAAATAAGACTCTTCAAGAACCTTACTGACAGCCTTCTCGTTAAAATTGACTGGGCGGTGCGGGCTGGTCTCGATGATTACGCTTTGAACCTTGCTCATTTATTCAGCCTCCTGCCAGATGTCACGCTTTGCCTGGCGCTGCACTTTGTTCAACTTGCCGCGACGGACCCGAACGGCTTCCATTTCGTCATCAGTACGGCGCTTGGAAGTACGGGTGTTGCGTTCAATTGTTTGAGTGGATTGCATAGCGAAAAGAACTCCTAAAGTATTGGGAAGGTTGGTTGTGCTTTTAGTGGGTGTTTTAAATCGTGAAGAAGGCAGGCAAAGAAAAACCCCAGAGAGACCGGTTAAATCTCAATGAGGTTTCGTTGTGCTTTTAGTGGGTGTTTTAAGCTGGACTATGCGAAAGCAAACTGGCTCTCAAGGATCTTCGTGATATCCAGGGACCCCTTAGCAGGGATCGCAGGCATCTTCTCAAGCTGGGTCTCGTGGAGCTGCTCCATGAACTGCTCACGGAAGTCGTCCAAGACATCGTTCTCGGTGTACGTCTCAACCATCGTTTCGCGCACTGCCTTGAACATCTCACCGGCCTTCGCTGGGATGGTCCCGAAGCTGTCATGAATCAACGCGAAGAACTCCACGCCGTAGCTTTCAGATGCCTTAACTACTGTCTTGCGCAGGTGCGACCCGTCCTGACTGTGTACGAAGTTCGGAGAGATACCCGATTCCTGTTTGGCCCCGTCGATTTCATTGGAGTCCCGAACGTTGATCGTGGAGCGCAAACGAGCAGCGCCCAGGAAGATCAGGTCGACCCGGCGTTGAACAGGCACCATGTATTCCTGCCACACAGGGAACCCGTCAGGTGTCACCCAGTACACAGGCATGCAAGGCTTCAGGATTTCCGGCTCAGGATTCTTCTTGGTCCGCTTGGTCGCTGTGACCTCAGAGGCCAGCAGCTTGGCCGCTTTCTGAAGCCAGTTCATTGCCTCAACGGCGGCGACTACTTCCTTGCTCACAGAGTCCCAAATGTGGTTAGCCATGTAGCGCGCACATTGCTGTGCATCAGGGAACCACTGAGCCCCGTCACCGTTATCAATCGCTGGCTGGATGATGTCTTCACGTACCTGATCGGTGAACCCAAAGGTCTTGGAGCCATACGCCAGGGTCATTACGGAACGCTTAGTAACGCCTCGGTCGATCCCATAGCCCAGCCATCCAGCAGCCAGGGTTTTGGTGCCCAGTACGCGGCGCTCGGTAATCTCGCCGGTCTTCTTATTGGTGACGGTCTCTACGCTGTCGTCAGTACCCTCAGTGAGGTCTTTACGAACCTCAACGTTCACACCGTCAGACACCAGTCGATAGATGTCCTGAACGGTCTCGGAAGGCAACAGGTTCACTGCACGCCCGCCCCGCTCGTCTTTGAGCATCGCGGAGAAGTGCTGAATGCCAGAGCAAGACCCGTCGAAGGCGATAGGTAGCGCCGATTCCCACAGCTCACCGTGTTCAACCACCCCGGCCCACTCAAAGCAGAAGGCCAGGAAGCAGAAAGGGCTATCCATCTTGGTCCACTCGGGTTGGCCCAGCGGGTCCCGAGCAATCTCAAGGATCAGCTCTTCGTTGTCCTCTACCCACTTCTTGCGCTGACCAAAGTCGACCTTATCCACGCCTGCGCAGTTGGCCCCGTGGATCTTCAGCCACTCAATACCGTCCTTGCCTACAGGCTCCGCAATGGAAGCCATCAGCAGGCCCTTGGTCAGGTCGTTGCCTTGTGGGTTGAACGAAGGGATGGCGTAAACACGGCCCCGCCAGTCGAGGTTGTACGGGAAGTAAATGGCCTCGTATTCAGCGAATTTTGTGGCCTGCTCTACGATGAACTCATAGGACAAACGGCGGCTCACTCGGGCCCGGTCCTTGCGATACACAGTTGAAGCGGCTTTCTTCCAGGCCTTGAGGACCTCGGGGTCTTCATCAATGTTTGCAGGCTTGACCGGCAAGGCTTCCTTGTCAGCGGTAGGAAACTTGTCGATTGGAACGTGCTTCCACTGCATCACCTCCTTGGCTACTTCGAGGACCTTTGCGTTCACCTTCCAAGCGGACGCCTGGGCGATGTTCACGGCCTTGTAGACCTCGGGCATCGACACGTCTTTGTAGCGCTGTAGGGCCTTCTTAGAGCGGACCCGAATCATAGGGACAGGCTTACGGCCCTTCGCCCAGTAACCACCGCCAATCATTCCGGTCCACTCGCGGGGCGGTACGAT